TGATTTTAAGAAGTTTGATAAGAAAGGCAAAAGAGTTCTTAGAGATTACACTAGTAAGCTACCAGATTTTACAGGCCCAAGCATTTGGTCAATATACATTAGAGCCTTTGAGACAAAATGGCTTTATTGGCTACTACCTATTCTAGATTTAGAACTGCTATTTAATGCAGCGCTTAAAAATACAGCAAACAAAAAAGACAATGATGTAATAAACCATATCGTCCTAAGCATCTATGCGGCAGATCACAACCCTAGCTTTGTAATAAGATACATGAACAATAGAATTAATAAGGCCAAACCCCTACACAGAAAGTTAGTGAACTTTTACCATGGGGAAACAATGCCTTACTTTATAGCAGATACATACCGCCAATTATGCTGGTATTATTTTTCAGAATAGGCTCGCTGACTTTTATTAACAATAAACAATAATTGTCTCACATATTTATTCATCGTCTTCAGCGGGCCTATTCTTAAAAGGTAAACATGTACTACACTAGACAATGCCCACGATGTATTGAGGGCATAAGATGCGACGATAATAAGCTTCATGATGGCTTAAGCGTGTATACATACACTTGTGGAACAACGCTCACGCTAACTAAGAGTACTAATTGCTACAGGGGCCAATGGAAGTATTGTGTAGATATAGAAAAGATCAAAGAATTCAATAGCTTAGCATGTAACAAAGCAGAACAAAGCAGATAATATGCTATATTTAATACTCTATATATGGTAATATATATATATCGAATAGGAGATACATAATGAAAAAAGCAATATTAATAAGCATTTTATCTTGTTTTCTAATGGCATGTGAGGATAACAGCGCGTCAAAAGCAGCTGGTAATACAGACAGCATCATTTCTAGTTGTGCGCCAGAACCGCGTGCTGAAACGGACTACCTTAACACTGAAGGCGATTACCACAGTCTATTTGATGGCTATCACATGGGTGATATGTGGGGCTTTACTTGGTATAGAGAAAATGGCTCGGGCTATACTTTTGCTGTAGATGTTAATAATCAGCTTAAGAAAGTAAACCATGGCTTAGTTTATTCTGACTCAAATTGCAGCACTCTAGAGGGTGAGGTCTTTGACTATCCATTACATTTGAATGGAGATACTTTTGTGTTTAAGTTTGAAGAGCGGTTTATGGAATACCCTTTAGGCCCAGGACTTAAAACAGTAGAACCTTATTGGTTTAAAAACGAGTACGGTAATTGTAACCCATGCGCTGGCTCAGCTAAAAATGTTAGAGAGGTACAAGGTCACGTAGGCTCAGGCATTAGCTTGGCCTATTAGTTCTAGACAAATGCTTATTAAAATTGCCATATTAATTTATGGCAAAACAGCAAGCATAGTTAAAGAATAACTTGAATATGCCGATTATAACGCATAACATAAATTGAACATAAATATATGGAGATATATTGTGAAAAAAGCAGGCAACCCTAAGCCTAGTAATGGTTTTGGTAAAGATAAAGCGAGAGCTAGTGCGGCTGGTAAAAAGTCTAGTAAGCACTTACCGGCGGACCTTAAGGAAGCTAGGTCAATGAATGCTCACGACTTTGAAAACTCTCTTTATAAATATATGTCTATGCCCTTTATTGATTTACAAAAGATATTTAAAGATCCAAAGACACCAAGCAGAGACCTTGCTGTAATTAGTATCCTAAAGAATGCTATAGAAAAAGGCGACAATCAAAGACTCAACTTTCTGTTAGAACGAACCATTGGAAAAGTTAAAGACGTATCTGAAGTGAGCATTAAATCATCACATAAAAGCATTGTTGAAATGTTAGAAGATGAGTAATGAAGCTCTCCCAAAAAGATAAAGAGAAACTCAAAGATCCTTTGTGGCGCTTGCAACACTTGTATTACATAACAAACAAATCAAAGAAGAGAGTTAAGTTCAAGCCGAACTCTATTCAAAGATATTTATTAAAGAACATGACTGGCTATGACAATATCCTTAAGGCAAGACAAGTTGGTATCTCTACATTCCTACTACTTAGGAAGCTAGACAAAGCAGCTTTTAACTCAAACCAAACTGAAGTAATACTATCTCATGATAGGGAGTCTCTAGGTAAGCTATTCAAAATAATCAGATACGCTTATAAGAATATGCCCGACGATCTAAGACCTGAAATAGATAAAGGCGGCGGCTCTAGATATAGACTCTACTTCCCAGAAATAAACTCAGAGATCTACTGTACTCTTGAAGCTGTATCGGATGCAGTCTCAGGATTACATATATCAGAAATGGCCTTAATGAATAATATGGATAAGGTTAGAACTTCAATGGACGCAGTGCCAATTGAAACAGGAGAAATATCTATTGAGACTACTGCAAGGGGATTCAATCATTACCACGACTTCTATACTGGAGAGACAGGATATAAGAACTTCTTTTTCCCTTGGTACATGCACGAGGAGTATTGTTTAAACAGAGGGAAAATAAGATGGACAGCTGAAGAGAAACAACTAAAGCACAAAGCAATTAAACTTTATGGAGTAGAATTAAACGACGATCAAATTTCTTTTCGAAGGTTTAAAATCTCTCAAAGAAAATCTAAATCCTCATTCCTACAAGAGTATCCTGAAGACGATAAGACTTGCTTCATAACTACAGGTACACCTGCAATTGATATTACTAAGATACAAGATATTATAAAAGACAGACCTGAGCCAATTAGAGAAACTGAATACCTTAAGGTTTATAAAGAAGCTATCTCTGGAACTCCATACGTTTTCGGAGTAGATACAGCTGAAGGTGTAGGCGGTGATTATTCTGTAGCTGTAGTAATGGATTCAAAGAAAAGAGAAGTTGTTGCTATACTAAGAGGACATTTAAAACCTTTTGATTTTGCTAATGAGATTAATAAGCTCGCTAAAGATTATAGAAGAGGCCGAGCACCGATGCCATTAGTAGGCGTTGAGAGAAATAACCATGGGCATGCTGTACTTCTAGAATTAAAAGAACATTTGAACTATCCTAATCTATATATGCACTCTGATAATAGAGCCGGTTGGATTACTGATAAAGTTACAAGACCGATTATGCTCAATACTTTTATTGATGCAGTCGAAAACAGTACAGTTAAAATAAACGATATGACGATATTAAACGAATGCCTTACTCTAGTTAATAACAAAGGTAAGATTGAAGCCGCTCAAGGTAAGCATGACGATAGCGTCATTGCGTCTAGTATTGCTATCCAACTTTCAATTAATGCTAAACAATTAGATATGTATTACGATATAGAAAATAAGGTACTACTTTAAGGGAACAATATATGGCCAATGATAACGACGAAGTATTGAGTGCAAACTCAAACAATCTTGTAGACCAACTATACTTTGGTACAGCCGAAAAGACATTACAAGAATCCTCAATGGACCCAGCCTCACAACTTAAGCCTTTCAATGCCGATGATATATATCAAAAGGATAATACATACGGCATCTATGACGACATGCTTAAAGATGACCAAATAGAAGTAGCCCTAAGAATTAAAAAAGATTTAGTTCTAAGTAGTGGTTGGGATATTGTTTGCAAAAACGAAGACGTAAAAGCTGATTTAGAAAAAGCATTAAATGAAGACACTGAATCAAGCTTTGATGCTCAGCTAGAAGAAATACTAAGTGCATACGAATACGGGTTTAGCCTAACAGAAAAGATATTTAAAAAGAGACCGGACGGTACACTAACACTTAAGACGCTTAAGACAAGGCATCCTGCTAGTTGGATTATCGAGACAGACAACCAAGGTAATCTTGAAAAGTACTCTCAGGTTGATCTTGCTTCAGAAAATATAATAGATCCAAAGTCCTTAATCCATTACATTAACAATCCTAAGTTTCAAAACCCATACGGTACAAGCGACTTAAGAGCTGCTTACAATGCTTGGTTTATTAAAAGACAGATAACTAGATACTATGCAATCTTCTTAGAAAAATCAGCATCCCCTATTCCAGTAGCTAGATATGATTCACAAGCTCCTAGTTCAATGCCAGCTCAATTGTTGACAGTGCTAAAGAAGTTCCAACAAAAGACTGCCCTAGTAATACCTAAAGAATTAGAAGTTGAATTTCTAACTCATGGGAATACAGGAGAGGCTTACATAAAAGGAATAAATCTCTTTAACATGTTTATAGGTCGGGCTTTATTTGTGCCAGATCTAATGGGCTTTCAAGGTAGTGAAACAAGCGGCGGCTCTTTTAGTTTAGGACAACAACAATTCCAACTATATGCTAAGCATATTCAAAAGCGCAGAAAGCTAGTAGAAGACATAGTAAACAAACATATAATTAAATCTATAACAGTTCATAACTTTGGCTTCCTAGAAGAAATGCCAGTGTTTAAACTTAAACCTATTGAAGACGACGACGCTTTGGCAGCTGCTAAAGTTTGGCTAGAAGCAATTAAAGGAAAGGCTTACAAACCTAATCCTGAAGAAATAAATCATTTTAGAGGTATTGTAAAATTTCCTGAAGGTGACGTAGTAGAAGCTTCGCATGAGCCTGTATCAAATCCAGGGGGGGCCTTTGGTAGCAATGAAGACACGACTTTGCTACCGAATGATATAGACAAGATGCAAGCTTTTGCTAAGGGTAATCCTTTTGCTGAGCCTTCAGGAGACTTCCATAAGAAAGTAGATTTTAAACAAGTAGCAAGATCACTAGATAGTAATATGGATCTAATAAAAGCTGAAGCTCAGCCTTTAATCGAAGCAATCTATGAGGACCTATTTGACCAATTAGAAAAGAAAAAGATTCTTAAAACTGGAAACATAGAAAGGCTTGAGACTCTTAAACTAAGAAAGCTAAAAGACTTAAAGCTATTACTTAAAAAGGGACTTAAGAAACAATACTTAGATGGCAAGCAATTAGCTCAAACTGAATTATTCAAGTCTGACTTTGCAGCACCTATTGTAGATGAACAATTTCTAAAGATACTAGAAGCTGAAGTGTTTCAATTCATAGGTGATTGGGAATTTAAAGTAACTCAAAAAGCCAGAGTAGAAATGATTGCAGCTATTAAAGATGGCCGACCAATCTCTAGTGTAATTGATATTATAAGCACTGAAGGTAAAAAGGATTCAGCCGTTGCTCTTGAAAGGTTTGCTCGAACAAAGACTACTGAAGTTCTTAATAAAGGTAGGGTAGCATTCTTTGAGGACTCTGGAGTAGTTTCAGGATACCAGTACTCTGCAATATTAGATGATAGGACAACTGAGATTTGTAGAGGCTTACATGGTAAAAAGTTTAAGGCAGGCACCGAGCCAATTCCTCCAATGCACTTTAATTGCAGATCTGTTTTAATTCCAATAACTAAGTTTGAAGAGTTTAAGCCAGACAAAGGCGTTGGCAAAAGAAATATAGATGAGTTCATAGAAGCAGAAAAAGGGAAAGGGTTTAGTAAACAATAATGCCACATTTTACAAAGATACAAACGTCAAGCGGTGAGATAGTTACGGGTGAAGACTCGGGCACAAATCATGGAATACATGTTAAAGAAATAAGCCCACCCATGGTATCTGCCTT